TGGGGTGCCAAGCACATTGAAAAGGTCTACTGACCACCAGATGCGCTTAGTAGAAGTCGCGACTTTGCCTCTACGGTTCCACTTAAGGAACCAGTAACACACGTTTACCACTGTGTCAACCTTGTAGCTAGTGGGGACATAGCTACACATCTATCAACGAAGGAAGAATATTGATAGGCGTCGTAAATGAAAGAGTATCTATTTTTATTATATTCTTGGAGATTGAGAAACAGGTACGCAGATAGTTTAGATATGAGGGGTGTTAGGATTGGGTTGGATTGCAAATCATTTATGTAAGGATATTTACCTGAGAGCCAACTTATCACAGCAGAACGATGCATTCCTTTGAACTGAGCAGATTTGATTAGGTAATACACTCGACTGTCATGTACCAACAGGTAATCCATTATATTGAAACCTGGTTCTAATGCTTTTCTAGTTGTCAAATCTTGGAATAATAACTCTAGGTTGGGCTCAGAACCGAATGATGCTGTGGGGTAGGACGCAAGGGTAGTGTTGAATACATCTTTGACGGCAGGGAGATTTTTGAGTTCAGTAGTAAAGTCGACCGTCATGTTCAGAGGGAAGGGGACCGGTTTATGTGACTCTAGTTTTTCAAACCTGACCTTGGATTTCCAAGTCTGCACATCTGCTTTATGCACTTTACGAAGATAGGAATTTAAAGCTGGGATGTCGTCACCCACCAAGATAGAGTTCTGCTGCTGAGATACCAACGACTTGAGTCTATCATCATCAATCTGGACATCTGGGAAGCGCTGCTTGATAGAACTGGTTATTATCTGACCGCGTTGATCATTAGCATTAATTATCTTGAAAAGGGATTTGGGAGTTTTGGGATAAGGGAGACTAGGAATGAGTCTTTCTTCAGCTTGCAGCAAACCAATTCCGCCTAATTCAGACGGTATAGACAGTATTCTCCTATCTACTCTTGTCTTGATTGACCATATAGTAAGCGTTGTGTCAATTAATATGTTGCAGTTCTCTTTATTAGCTCCTCTTCTCTTCATAATTTTGATCACATCAATCTGATTAGCCAGAGTGTCATTGGGATTCCATTTGTACGCATTCCAGGGTTTTCGTTGCACGTAGCCGGGAAGTGATCTGGCAGCATATCCATAGACTCTTTCCCTGGTAAACCATTGTCGAAGGAATTCCATCTGACCCTTAAGTATGCCAAATCTTTCATCGTTTGCTTTAATTGAGAGAGCTTGATATCCCAGACGGACTAGAAGGGCATCAAGGTAATTTTTTGTGAATATAGCTGAGTCATCGCCTCTAATGAACCTCTCGAGGATTAAGTCTTTACCAATCAATTTTTTAAGAGAGACAGCCACCATGTGAGTTATAACAGTGTTCCAAAGGTTACCGAGTAAAGAAGTAAAACGTAGACCTGAGTTTAGACCCCCTGTGATTTTGAAAGATGATGATACGCCATTGAGTTTGATTGTCAGAGAAGCGTCATCAAACGAGTTGAGTATTTGTTGCCCTATTTGATCGTACTCATCACAATACTGTGTGGGCACAGTATGCCGTGCGAGGAAGAAGACACGCGATAGTATCTTTTTGATCTCCTTTGTAGTTATTTGATGGTCAAAAGCAGTGTAGTCAAATGGAATACCATAAAACATTGAGCACAGTTCGAGCGTTCGAAGCAGTCTATTCAGTTGGGTATTGACGCCTTCCTCTATAGTAGCACCAGGAATTGCTCTGTATCCGTGATTGATCCATTTGTCCATCCAACTCATTAACAAGTAGTTTTCAATATCTGAAGCAACTGCAATACGCACCTTACCTAATTCTGATTTAATAATTGACGTGTTAACCTGTTTTTTTGAGGATAATGCTGATTCGTAGAGTGTCTCAAAAGACACGACGTCCATGGTCAGGTTCTTCCTTGCTTTAATTGATACTAGTTTACCATCGATTTCAACATGTACGCGTCCACGTGAACTAGAGCCTGACGTGGTCCATGCGCCGGAGTACACAAACTCTTTAAATGAGCAAGGGGATAACCAAGGTTCAACTGGGAAGTTTATCGCTTCATCACAGGCGGAGTCGAAATCAACCAGACCCGACAACTGGTGGGGCAAAGCCCCACCCTCTGCCAGATCTTTTGTTTCGTTAATGGCGTCGAATTCTGTGTATGGCAAATTCCGATACCCAGTAAATCCGGCACACTCTACCCACAACAAAAGATTCACATCACAGGGCTTAGTTTTAATTGTTGTAGTTATATACTTTGCAACAACGACGAAGTGTTCAAGATCACCATCAAATGCACCAAAAGTATTGAAGAAGTCGAACCAGGAATGATCATCAATGTTAAGAAGTAGTTCAGCAGTTAAACAGTTGAGGGTAAGAATATAGTCGAAAGATAAGCAGTGTTGCAATATTGTAGTTATTCTATCGTGGGTGGTGCCAGCCTTCAGCATTGCAGCCACAACGTCCGCGAAACGACACCGACGTATATTTCTGTCCGTTTTAGTTCGAAAGGGAAAAACGCTAATGAAAAATTCATCGATAGAATCAAAAGAGGTAGGTGTAATATGTTCGATTGACTCAAGCTGAATGAGTACTTTTTTAAGTTCAGCTATTGGCAGAACTAGACCAGCATTTTTATGCCGATGAGGATCTAGACCAGGTTTGGTATTTTCTGCTTGAGCTAGCAACATTTCAAGGGATAACACCTCCAGGCGAGCTGGATCAAGTAATTTGGTATGTTCACCGACTGAACTAAGGAATGAAATTGATGGAGTAAATCCACCAACATATGCTAAAAGCGATGAGACAAAGCCTTCATCATATGTTTTCAACCCACCCGAAAAAACCCGAAACAACGACCCAGTAGTTAGTTCACCCTTGTTCACCTGGAGCCAGGTGCCATACAAACCCAGGTCCCCAAGGGAGGAACCTGAGTCGTAGTGATTTAGTTTTCCACTATGGGGTTGTCAATGGTGATGTGGATATCACCACCAGATGTACCCGTCCTCCTATGTCTATTTAAAATTGACGATGCAGTTGATTGATTTCTCGCTACCTGTAACACTGAGGCATTAACTCTGGTCTTACCTACTTGCCAGGTGGATATGGAGGGAATAGTTGCCCCGAGGAGATATTTTGCAACCAGGACTTGGTTTCTGGGCCAACACAACCAATACACAGTACCATTGACATCAAATTTTGGGATCCATGTAGTACAAGCGCTAGGCACAGTGGTGAAGACCTGATTCGGAGCTAGTTGGTTGGGACGAGTGGTATATGTACAGAGTACTTGCTGTGGGGCTGGCACTTGGGGAACGACTACTCCAGCGGAGTCTCGCAAAATGAGTTGCATGTTACAGTCAAAGGCGTGGTATATAAGGCGCTCATTCCAAACCTCTTCATCAGTAACTTCATAAATGTCATCAAGAGTAATAGAGTTAACATAGTGTTTGAGAGGCACCCACGTAGAGTAAAAGTTTGTAGTTCCTATGATAAATTGCTTCCAGTCATCGGGGATTATACCTTCAAGGGATCCAGGCTTGAAGCCAGAGGGGAAAGGGGAAAAGGCTCTGGGACAAGATCCTTTAACATTAATGGCCTTTTGATACATATAATCAGGGAGGATCTGCATTACACAGTTGTCAAGGAAAATATCCAAATTATTGTTGGTTGCCGTTCTATACCGATCAATGATAACGTTAAAAACACGAGATTCAAAGAGAGAGTAGGTACCTGCGAGGGTGTCAGTATCCCAACCGAGTTGGGCTTCGTAGGAGGCCCTGAGCCAGTCACCTAAGATAGCAGGATTCATACGCATTGAGGAAGTACTTCCTCCTCCCATTGTGAATAGACCAGTAAGAAATTGCCTTAACTCCTCCAAGTCAATCTGATTGAATACGGAATTTAAAATGTTAGGAGTAACGCTGAATGCACGATAAAAATTTTGATAGGGAAGGACGATGGATCTGGCACATAAAGCCATATAGTAACGTACGGCACTAGACGCGAGGTAATTTGGCATACGAAAGTCACCAACTTCACTAGACACCATATATGCACCAACCATTATCTTAGACCAAGCTCGCTCATAAGTATGACCTATCATCATTGCAACGTTCAGCAGGGTTGAAAACTGAGGAAAATTGATCAGGGTGAGTGGTCTAGTCATTGAATCAGCAGTCCTGAACTGCCAAAAGAAGTTATCAGAATGAAAAGGTATACCGTCAGGTACATTTACATCAGATGCAGTGAACAAATTCCACGTAGTGGATAAGTATGCTATTTTCCTAAATGCTTCAGCGATACCGAGCTGTGTCCCAGCAATCTTGGCAAGCATATTAAGAGCAGTAACGATAGAGGGAGCAGAGAAGGATGTCCAATAGGACAGTAAATAGTTAGTTATTGGATAAACATTATCACCAGCACCACCTCCAGCTACATCAACCCAGCATATTTCGATTGGCTCAAGGGGAAGAGTGCCAACTGTACCAACAATTCCAAACGTAGGGGGCCAGGTTGGAATAGAATTTGCTTGATTCTGTGTAGTAGGAGGTTTACCTCCAAAACCCTTAGGTAGTAGAATATCTATGTAGTATGCACCGGGTATCACAATAGTATCCACATTGTCAACATAGTGATTGAGGAAGATACCCACTCCATCTGGTGCCGTTGTGCTTATTTCTTGAGTATGTAGTGCATAAGGCCAGGGGGAAAACATCAATACAACAAGGGCAATCATGACGTTTGGATCAGTAGATGTATTCATCCACCAAGGTGGAATGACTATGACATTAGCTCGCCTATCAGGGTCTACTGTCTGCAGGGTCACATGAAATCGCAACTCACCCTTACCGCCACCGGGAGCTTCAATATGAAAGGGAAAAACTGGGTCAAGACCACCACAAGCCTCACCAAAAATGACAGAATCATTTACCCCAGGGACAACAGGAATTCCATTATTGGTTGAAGCGTATCCATCATTCAGTTCAGCTTGATTAAAGTTGAAGAAGTTAGCATCAACATTCTGCACACCACCTTGTGTTATGGCTAGCTGTGCTATCAGTTTAAGGTATAAGGACTCAGGTACCCACTCATTAACAGTGGTGTCTGCAATTATGTCTAAAACATCAGTAGGTGCAAATCCGCTCTTAGTCACGTTATTTCTATTGAGAGCTATAATCCCGTTGGAATCCATTTGGCTCCAAACATTTACTGCAATTGGAGTCTTAGACATGGGGAGACCATCAGAATCTTGGAAAACACAATTCATATAGGACAGCCGATTAGGGGATATAGCAGGCGCAACAGCGAGATTACCATTGTAGAAGGACCTAGCTTGGCAGATAACCTCAGTAGGAAAGATCTGTTCGGGATCAGCAGTTAAGGTATTATTGGGTTGAATCCTATAGGCAGAGAAATAACTCGAATTAGCCCAGTTAAAATTCGTTCCGACGTAGCCGTTAGGTATTTCGACCATTGAGGATGCATAGGACACAAGATCCATCTGGCCCTTTGAGGGTTTAGTTAGAACCGTATCAATATTGGACAAGGACAACACATCAGTCATATCACGGGGAAATTCCACATTACCGTTGAGAGCATGTTGGAGCCTATTTCTAGCTATACCTGAAATGGACCATACATATATATTGCCATTCATAATGTGCATTTCTTTGTTGTGGCTCAAGGCCCGCACCTTTAGATCGGTGTAATTTTCAAGGAAGGTAACTTTCGTGTCACCTCTCAGAATCATCATATTGGCAAAAACGCTCGTGGGTGCATAAGTTCTCTCAATATTATATTCCACATTCAAGTAATGATTCCACCACATGCTCGATCTCTCAACATCAAATTCCGACAGCATGTTATGCATACATTCGACAGTATCAAGAGCAGATTCAGCTGCAAAATAGGCCATGACATAGATGTAATAAGGGTCCGATCTGTCAGCATTTGGGTCGTAAAAGGTAGTCATATTGTATATTTCACGGACAAATTGTTGGTGATGTTTTGTACCGTTCTTAGATATCCATATCGCAAAAGTTTTCATGTCTTTGAAGAGTGCCGCCATCTTACGTTTTCGTTCTAACATCTGACGCAGGTGAGCCATTGCGGATTTGTGTGTAGGTGCCTCTACTTCAATATTTTTTCTTGTCCTACTTCGAGACCTATCATTAGCACCCTTACCGGGAAGATTAGTAGTATTACTATTGATATCCCAACCATTCTTCTTAATCATATCAAGATCATCAGTACCGCCATCTTGACCTCGCCAATTTGACCCAGTGTCACCAGTCAACCCCTTGTCAACAATTAGGAAGTCAGCTCCATCTACAAGCTGATCAGCGCACTTTTTAACAAACTGGGTGCGGTCATTCATTGCGTATCGTGCTGCCATGTGTTCACGGAAGAATGGGAAATCGTTAAGTTCAAGAGTTATTAGTTCGATGGGTATAGCAACAGAGCCTGATTTACCATGGTTTATCGTTATCATTTCATCGGTCAGTTCAACGTCTTTGTCTTGAAGTTCAGCAATTTGGGACAACCACTCAAGGGTCGTGTTACCGTTGATAGCATGCATCAACCTATTCCAAGCCAGTGCCAACTGTTCACTAGCAGCATCAAAAGATTTAACTGTAATCTTCGCACATATGCTCTCAATCTGCTTCACATATGTCGTCACCTCATCAGTCACTATACTATACTTAAAGGAATGGGGATCATCAGGATTAAATGTCTGTATGGGATGTAGAAATTCACAATGCATAAAGGGCCTACCGGGACACTGTAAAATAGTATCCATCGATAACATTCGTTTAAGTTTTCGTACGCCAGTCCAGTTCATCATATCATCAGCAGTATAGATTAAATCATCAAACAAAAGATGGTGCTGGTCGTAGAACACAATTATCTTATTGTCGAAAAGATGTCTTTTAATAGCATTATCATTGATGGTTTGGTTCACTTTCAGTTTATGTGGAGTACCACCTTCACCCTGCTTGTAGCCTTCATGCATCTGTATACCACGTTGGAGCAGTTGGGCTGTGTGCAGTGATACATCATATTCTTTACGTGTTCGAGTTGTGGGCACAAAGGGAACAGTGCCTGGTGCAGTACCAGGGTTAAATTCTGTGACCCACATAGGCACAGTGTTACTTGGGGTAGTAGTAATAGTAGGAATGGTCAGAACATTGACATCCAAGGGAGGTGAAGAAAGGATATCAGTAGTAGTAACTAAAGGGGTATTTGTGATTGTGGTTTGAGTAACCAAAGGTTCATTTTGAATCGTCACCTGTAATACATTCTCAACAGCTGTAATTGTAGTGGGGTTGACTATCGCATCACCAGTAGATATATCAACCGTACCGTTGCTGCCCCATAAACACAACTGGGTAGTGAAAGCAGTGGTAGACACGGATGTTAAGGAGAGATAAGAGTAGACAAGTTGTTGACCAGCCTCAACATAGGTAGTTATTACAGGTGATGAGGAAACTGAAGTAGCATTATGAGGTGCACCAGGATTAAAGAACATAGGAGAGCCATAACCTGCGACATTAATATATAACCATGGGCCCCAAGCCGAAGTGACTGAACTGACGGGTAGACCGGGAGCCGCGCTTCCTCCAATGATCAGGGATAGACCCGAAACTCCAATAGACGCAGTAGAATTAATACCATCAACGATGGAGATATAAACAGTCCCTGAATTAGTAAATACGAAGTTAACCTGAACATCAGTTTGAACATTGACAGCAGCAGTGTTAAGTGGAAGATTGATGTGGTTTGCAGATGAATACATAGGTATACCAGCCATATAACCAGCAATATAAGTGGGAAAAGCACGCAGATCAACAACATGTGGGGTGAGGGGAACCAGGTCAGTAATGAACTTTAATGACCGACGAGTTGGAGAGACATCATCTATTAAGACATTGCCGTCGAGAGAAGTACGTCCTGTCTTAAGACAAGAGTTATTAATATAGAAAATTTGTTCCTTTTCCGAAGGTTCCGAAACAGGCCTCTTTTCCGAAGAGACTGAAACAGTTTTGTTTAAAAGATTATTCATGAAGAATGTTGTTTGCCGAAGCGAGTGGCCGTTTTGTTGA